AATTTTCACAATTTTCACAATTTTCACAATTTTCACAATTTTCACAATTTTCACAATTTTCACAATTTTCACAATTTTCACAATTTTCACAATTTTCACTATTTTCACAATTTTCACTATTTTCACAATTTTCACTATTATTTTTATTAATATTATTTATAAATTCTTCTTGATGTGATAAATCAATAGAATCTATAACCGATTTATTTTTTCGAGATAATAAATTATCTATATCTTTGTGAATATTATCTGGATTAAATTGATTAATATCAATATTAATATGTTCTGAAAAACTATTATTATCACTATTAACCTTTTTTATATCTTCTTTATATAAATTTTTATTTTCGCTGGATTGTTTTTTATATTTATTAAATTCTTCTTTATTAATATCTTCGGTATTATGTTTTGATAATTCAGTTATATTAAAATTATCTGATTTTATACTATTTGATTTTATACTATTAGATTTTATACTATTAGATTTTATACTATTTTTTATTTTATCGCTTAAAATATTTTGATTTAATATTTTATTATTTATTGTATCAACATCAGAAAGATATTTAATAGGTTCATTTTTTTTATCATTTGAATCTGTTTCAGTATAATAATTAGAATTTGTCATATTTGTAATTGGTTGAGAATTAATTAAATTTATTTTTCTTGCTTGATTTATAAATTCTGCATTTGTAGTTTTAATTCTATTAACACATGCTCCAAGATCAGTCTGAAATTTTGTTCTTAAATTTCTTAAACCTGTAGTAATATTATCATTTAATTCTAAATATTTGTTTTCTATTTCTTTTTTGGCAACTTCTCTTTCATTGTACATAAATAAAAATATGCCAATAAGAACTAATAAAAGTATCACAAATTTATAATCCATCTTTGTATTTTATACAATTAAAAAACAAAAAAACAGAAGCATTTTAAACTTAAAAAATTTTAGTCTAGTATAATTTATATAATAAATGGATATATCTATTTCTAGATGTAATGTTGTTGAAATTATAAATGAAAGTCAACGTTTTTTATTTCATATTTTTATTGTTCATATTATTATAAATCTTATAGATAATAAACCAAATGAATTTTTAAATGAAAATATTTTAAAAACTTTACTTGCTACTATAATTGCTGTAATTATATATAATATTTCTATTAAACGATTAATAGAACCTAAAATTAAAAAATTGAAAAATATGTGTACAGAATTGGAAAATAATACAGTTATAGATGATATTGACCCATTAAAATATGAAAAAAATGGTTATAATAAATGAAAATAAACTTTATATTATAGAAAGAAATAAAAATGAATCAATTGAAATTTTTTATCAAAGATCAATATTTATAATTAAAAATATAGATAATAAAAATGAATTAAAAAATGATATCATTTTATTGTCAAAAATATGGATAAATTTAAAAACATTAAATTGTAAATATAATAATAAAATTATAGATAGATTATCTAAATTAAATTATTCATAGAGAATGTTCAACTATTTAAATTGTCTTGCAGGATTTAATTCTCTATATTCTGTACTTGATCCTGTTGTATAAATTGGACATACTGGACATTTATTTTCTGCTCTACAAACTGGTGGATGTGGAGGTATAGGATACCAATTTGATGGTGGTAAAAATGATTCACCATAATTTGATTTTTTATTTAATCCATTATTTGATGGCAATGTATTAAAATCAACATAAGGTGCATTATCAACTTGTGACATTATAGGAACAGTTGTATCATCTGCATAAAGTTCATTTTGGACATAAGTTTTATAAAAATTATCATTTTGATTTTTTGATGGTAATTGTGATAATAGTTTTGATTGCATTAATAATTGTGATGGCGAATGTGTTAATAATTGTGGTTGTAATGCCTGTTGATCAGTAGATTGATCAGCAGATTGATCAGCAGATTGATCAGCAGATTGATCAGTAGATTGATCAGCAGATTGATCAGCAGATTGATCAGCAGATTGATCAGCAGATTGATCAGCAGATTGATCAGCAGATTGATCAGCAGATTGATCAGCAGATTGATCAGTAGATTGATCAGATCCAATACTATTATCATTTGATGTATTTACCTTTTTTTGTAAAACGTTCAAACCATTAGAACTAGATGGTTTATCTATATAAGGAGCTAATACTTGAGATGGATGTTGAATTACATTTTCCATATTTTCTATTTTATTTGAACAAGCACATGATACTGATTCGATATTTTTTTCCCATAATAAAGCAGCATTTTCAAAAACAGCATATGCTAATACTACTATCAATGTTATTATTAATATATCTTTATCTTTCATTGGATCTTTTGGTACATATTTAAATAATAAATAGATAATAACTCCTTGAATTAAATATTTAAGAAGTTTAACATTAGTGTCAATATTCATTTATATAAATTTAATATAGAAATAAATAAACCTTTAAAAAATAATATTCTATACTTTTTAATAACAATTTAAATTTAATTTATCTTTTGAAAAAATTACAATATCCATCATTTTTGCTAAACTTATAATAGTTATAATAAACACAGTAATAATTGCTATTTTTTGATTATAAGAACAATTATAATTCATTAAATAATCTTTTGTAGATGTCATAATTGTAGTATCTATATATAAAGAATATCCAATTATACCATATAATGCTGTTTTAATACTTTCTGAAAATATTTCTTCTGTTTTTACTATACAATTTGATCTTATACGTTTAATTAATTGTAATGCAAAATCAAAAATCAAAATACCTAAAAAAAGTAAAATTTTATGTGTTATATAACTATCAGTTTCTACATTTGGAATTTTTAAATATAATAATGCAAAAACAAATAAATATAAAAATAGCGGATCAATAAGTATTTTCATTTATATTATAATAACATAAAATTTATTATTATTTATGTTATTATTTTACTGTTTAATTTAGACTTTAAACCAATATTAAATCTTTTTCATTAGTGAAAAAGATCAAAGATTCTAAATTAAACTACCTATAATAGTAAAATAATTTAAATAATTCTTATACATTTCTATTTAATAAAACTACACATAATATAGCAAGTAACATTACAACAATAACAATTAAAATTATAGTTATTACCATAAAATGAGGATAATATCTAGTAGACAAATCTTTTAATAAAGGATCTATAATATTAATCATTATTTTTTCCTTTGTTTCCTTCTTTTTTATTTCCTTTATAATTTTATCAATAATACCACTTGTTATAGGTCCAATATAATTATCCATTATAATTTTATATATATAATTTTTATGTTAAATTTACCACAAAATTATATAAACTAAAATTATATGTTAATACCATCAAAAAAAATTAGTTTAATTTTAAAAAAAAAATTTATAGTTGCATCATATTTGGGAAAACAAATAACATTTAATATTGATAATGTTAATATACCATTTGGACCTGAAAAATATGAAAGGAAATATATATTAAATATCGAATTATTACAAGATAATAATGAACATCATAATTTTATTTCAAAATTTGAAAGCATTGAAAATGATGCAAAAAATATGGCATTTGAAAATATTAATTTAAATATTATTCAAAATATAAAAGGCAAGGGATTTATACCTACAGTAAAACAAAGTTTAAAAGGACATATTATCAGAACACATTTTGATAATCCAGATATTTATGTTTTAAAAAAAGATAATGAAAAATTATATCTTGATGAATCAAATTTAAAAAATACAGAATGTAAAATTATATTATTATTATCTGGAATATGGTTTACAGATAATAATTTTGGATTATTGTGGAATATAGATGATATACAAATTAAAAAAATAAATTAAAATTCTATACTCGATAAACTTGATAAACTTGATTCTGTTGTATTAAGTATTTTTTCTTTATTTTTATTATCTTTTTTATTTTTTTTAGAAATAATATCGCTACTATTGTCATTGCTATTATCACTACTATTATTTTTTACACTTTTATCTTTTATGTGATTTTTTATTTCATTTATTTTTTTGTCATTTAATTTATTTAAAACTTTATCAGTAGCTAATTTTTCCATTTCTATTGCTCTATCAAAATTACTTAATTCTGGATGTTCATCCTTTACTTTTGCATACAATGCTCCTTTATAAGCTCTTGCAGTAATTTCATCAACTTTAAGTATTTCCATAATTTTTGTAATTACTCTATCATGTATTTCAGTTGATTGTTTTTTAATAGCACGTGCCATTTCAGATATACCTGATTCATCCGAATTTATAGATTTTGTATATTTATTTTTTGAAGATCCACCTAGCTGGTCAGAATATGTAATCATTTTTCGATTTCCCTTAATATTATCCCCTCCTTTTAATATTAAATTATTTACAGGATTGCTAATTACTGAATTTTTATTGTTTGATTTATTTAGTAAAGATTTTAAAATAGTATCAGTATTATCATCAATATTATTATTATTATCATTATTATCATTATTATCAAGTATTTTATCTATTAATTCTAAATCATTAATTGTTTTATCTAAATTTACATTAAATATATTTCCATCAGTATCATATTGTTTATTTTGTTTAAATATTGTCATTATATTTTTTATAAAATCATCTGTAAGAACATTATCAGACATATTATTTTTATTTTCAGTATCTTTTTCAGATAATGTATTTAAATTACTTAAGCTTATATTAGAATTTTCAGTATCTGACCTAAAATTATTTACTATTTTAGCTATTTCTGTCAGCATCATTTCTTCACTATTATCACTTGATTTTTTATCTATTTTTAAAAATAATGTGTCAGATTTATGTTCTAATATCATATCACTATTATTTTCTAATATAGCATTTGAATCTTCATTATCTTCAGCAATATAATAACCAGCTTTATTTTTAATTTTTAAATCTGCTCCCTTTGATTTTAAAAATTCTATTAATTTATTATTATTTAATATAGCTGCATAGTGAGCTGGTGTATTTCCATTTTCATCTTGAATATTTAAAGGTAAAGAAAGTGATTTATCACTTAATAATTTATTTAAACAGTATCCTGCCATAGGTAAATCTTTAGAATATTCTATTAAATGATGAAATAATGTTTTTCCTAATGAATCAACAGATAATAAATCACATTTATATTTTAATATTAAATATATAGCAACATCAGGTCTTCCATCTTGAAATGCATTTAATGCCATTTTTGTTTCATCTGATGTTTTTGTTAACCAAGATAAAAATCCTCCTCCCTGTGTCATATTTGATTTTTCAGAATATGATTCTGTTCCAATACTTCCAATACTAGCAGAAGATTCAGAAATTTTTGAGTTCGTAACATTAACGTAATTCATATTATATTATAAAATTAAAATATAAAAAAAAATAACTTGATATAGATTTTTAAGCATTTATAATTTACTATAATTAAATTTATAACTGTTATAATTTTTATCTATATAAAATATATAATAAATATGGAATTATCTGATAGAACTAAAATATTATTAGTATTAGTTGTTATACTAGTCGCTTTATACGTATATAGTACAAGTACTTCTTCCAATCCTATACAAAACGAAGGTTCATTATCATACTCTAGAAATAATGATGATAATAATAATGATGACAATGATGATTCATTATCTGTAAAAGATGGGAATAATGCAATTTTAGATATGGACCAAAGATTAGAAGCTATAACTGACGCAAAAGCAAAAAGAAAAATGAGAACTAGAAATACAGCTGCACCAGGGGAATTTAAAAATTCAAGTTATAGAGATGGAAAACGTGGAGGATCTTCTAATGATTTAGATAAATTTTTTGAAGAAGGAAATCCATTTGATCCATCATCTAATGATGGATTTTTACCAAATGATGAATCTGCTTCTTCCGGTCATGCTCCATATGTTTCATCAAGAAAGAAATCACAAAGAGATGAAGATAAATTTAATTCAGGTGATTTATTACCAAAAGAAACTAATAGTGACTTTTTTGAAGATGTTCAAGCTGTTTCTGTAAAAAATAGACATTTAATAAATATATTTAGACCTATCGGAGTGAATACTGTATCTTCTTCTAGAAAGAATGGAACAAGAGATATAAGAGGTGAACCAGCAAATCCAAAGAATTTTGTATCTCCATTCCTTAACTCATCAATTGATCCTGGGCAAAATATAGTAGGATTATGCGGTGGGGCTTAAATTTTTTTTCAATAAAAATTGATATTTATTTAAATTAATCAACTATAATATTAATTTAAATACAAAAATGAATAATGATATAAATGATGATATTATATCTGATAATGAGGATAAATATAATGATGAATTAGATGAATCAGAATTTTATGTTATAATAATGAATAATTTTATGTTATATTACAAGAAAAAATATCCGGATGAAACTAATAAATCAATGTTACATGATATCAAAATGGAAAAAATAGAAAGTACAAATCATAAATTAGAATTATTTTATGAACTTTTACATACTTATAATAATGATACCAGTGAAAATAAAAAAATAATAACTAATGAAGAATTTAAAGTTTATAAAACAAATAATACTAATAATATAAATGAATATTTCGGATTATGTATAAATGATAATATTGTAGCTATATCAAAATCTGTTTTTTCTCTTTTATTAGATTTTACAACTAATTATGAAAATATTAAAAATGATAATTGGACAATAATTGATTTATAGGGACTATTTAATTTAGAATCTTAAATACTCCTATTTTTGTATTTAATTTGGGTTTTAATATTTTTTTATAAAATAAAAAAATATTAAAATTCCAAATTAAATAGCAAAATAAAAAATAATTCGCTTAATTATTTAAAAAAATGATATATATTATTATATTATTAAATGGCTAAAAATAATAAAATTAATAAAATTAAAAATAAAGACAAAGATAATAATAAAGATGATAATATAGAAAGTATAGATGTATCTGATCTTAGCTCAGTTGATGATGACATGAAAATTAAGGAATTATCTGTTGATGATATTTCAAAAGATGCAAGAAAAAAATATGTTGAAAATACAGTAAAAGAACAGGTTACAAAATATTTAAATTATGACAATGAAATAAGAAAGGCTAGATCTGAATTAAAAGATAGAATTAAAATATTAAGTAAAAAAAAAATAGATGCAGAGGAAATAATTATAAATTATTTAGATGAAGTAAATAAAAAATTTAATTTAGAAAAACCATATCTTGAATATGACGATGGAAAAGGAAAATTAATTAAAACAGTATCAAAAACAAAAGAATCTATTAAAATAGATAATGTAGAAAAATCTTTAAATGAAATAGTAAGAAAACATAATTTGTTTCAAGGTGATGAAAAAATGGAATTATTTTTAAAAGAATTTATTGAAAATATTGAAGCAAAGCGAAAAGTTAAAGAAAGAACCTATATTAAAAGAACTATGAAAAAAAATAAAAGAGAAAAGAATAGTGATAAAAAAATGATTGAAAAAAAAAATAATCATTATGAAAAAAATGAAGATAATGAAAATGACCATGAAACTGATGAAGAAGATTTACCAAAATATAAACCTAAAAAATAAGTGTTTAGTATGGCATCCATAATTGAACATAAGGGGTTAATGGTATTGTAAATGTAGGTGTAAATATTGTACCAACTTTATATATTGTTGGAGCATACCACCAATGTACAATTGGTTGTGTTGTTGCTCTTTTAAATTTTACAAAATCAAAATAATCATCACCATCATCTTTAATTTCAAAATCACTTATATCTGAAGTATCAGATGGTGATGATAATGATGATGTATCACTATCACTGCTACTACTATCATCTTTATTTTTATGAACTTTATGTCTATTTTTTAATCCACCTGATTGAGTTTCAATATTATTTTTTAAATCTAATGATTTTTTAATTAAAGTATTTTGTTCATTTTTTGTTAAATTTAATTTAACTTCTTTAATTGTATATTCAGCAAATTTATTATTTGGCTTTTCCTGTATTTTAAAATGAAATAATTTACCATCTTCTTTCTTAAATGTTATAAATAATTTTGGAACATTGTTTGTTAAATGTTTACTTAAATTTTCCCAACATTCTTTTGCAGCCCCTTCTGGTTTTTTTGCGTTATATTCTGATTTAAATGTTCCAACAATTCTTGGATTTATTAATTCGTATAATGTCATCTATATATTATTGATAATAAAATAGTTTTTTATACATAAAAAAATTGATAAAAAGTTTATTTGAATATAAACCATTTAAAGAAACTATATATATATATTGTTATATGAAATCAACCGAACGTATTATTGATATCAAGACAAACCATGGGGCTGAATTAAAAACTTTGTTTGAAGTATTAAAAGATATTCTTACAGACACAAATCTTACATTTATAAAAGGAAATGAAAAATCAAAAGAAGAAGAAGAAGAAAAAGTTTCAGATTCAGAAAGTGATGAACCTACACCAGCTAAAAAAAGAGGAAGAAAACCAAAAAAAGGGTCAGACAAAGATGTTAAAAATAAAAAGGATAAAAAAAATAAAGATGAATCTGATGATGATAATTCAGAAAATGATGATGCTTCTAAAAAGAAAAAATCTAAATCTAAAAAAAGTAAAGATAAATCTGAAGAAGATGACAATTCAGACGAAGATTCTGAAAAAGATGTAAAAAAATCAAAAGATTCTTCAAAAGATAAAAAATCTAAAAAAAATAAAGATGATTCTAGTGAAAATGAAGAAGAAAATGATGATGATAACGATAACGATGCTGATGATGATGACGATAATAATAATAATAAAGAAGAAAAAAAAACTGTAAAAGAAAATAATGATGAAACTGTATCAAATAATGTGAAATCAATTATACCCAAAAATAACGGAGGTATTAAAATTTTAACAGTAAATGACCAAAAAACTTTATTATTATATGTCAGACTTTATTCTGAACATTTTCCAAAATTTTATATTGAACCTGATGAATATACTATTGGAATAGATCTTATACAATTTTATAATTTTTTTAAATCTATTGATAAGGAAGGTATAGTATCAATGTATATAAATAAATCAGATAAACAGAGAATTGTTGTTGATGTTGAAAGTGATAAATCAAAAACTAATTATAAATTAAAACTTCAAGATACTAATAAAAAAAATTATAAAATACCACCTCCGATATTTGATATGACTGTTATTATGGAAACAGCTGAATTTCATAAAATTTGTAATGAAATGAGTCAAATATCTGAATTTATGGGTATTACTTGTAGTCAAAATAAAATAGAATTTACTTCAAAGGGATCATGTTCAGAATTGAAAAAAGTTTATGAAAATGGAAAAGGAGTAAAAATAACAGTATCAAAATCTTCTGATGAAAAAAAAAATGAACCCAAAATTGTTCAAGAAATTTATGAACTAAAAAATCTTCTTATGTTTAGAAAATGTGTAAATTTATGTGGTGATGTTAGAATATTCTTAAAAAATATACAACCTTTATTCATTAAATATACTATAGCTGCTTTAGGAGAAATGAGTATTGGATTATCACCAGTAAGTGATAATGAAATAAGTAAAAATGCAAATTATGATGAAAAATATGATGAACATTATGATGAAGATAATGAAAATATTAAAATGAAAAAGGCATAAAAGTTTAAATTAAACAGTAAAATAACTGTTTTATAAAGAAAAGAATTATTAATTTTTTAATTAGACACCAATTTCATATTCAGGTTTTATTTGTTTATACATTAATGTTATTTTTTGTTCCTGTTGTGATGATCTACCAATATGTTCCATTTCAATATTCAATATATTAATTAATGATATTGGTAATTCTTTAGAAAAATCTTCAATATCTTTAAATCCATTACACCAAATTTTAATTAAAGTACTTCTTCTTTTAATTGAAAATTCAATACCATTAATTCTTTTTGAGTTTTTTACTAAAGTTTCATTCATCATCATTAAAGTTAACATAACAATTGTTTCAATTGAAATATCTGTTCGAGTTCCTCTTTGTATTGAATCTATTTTTATTGAAGTTATACCACCAAATTTATTATTTACATCCTCCCATATAGGTGCAATATCTTCTCTCATAATATAAATATGATTACAATATCTATCGATGGATATGAAGTTATTAAAAAATCTCCAAAATGAACCAATACTACTTATTACATATTTTTTTTCATATGATGCTAATGTCCAATCATCCGATGGTGGTGATTTATGTACCCAAACAGTCCAATGTGAATTTAATTTTTTATCATTTCCTAAATCTACATTATATTCTTTTTTTTCATCATAAATCTCTTTTTTCATTATATTATTATCAAATTCCTTTTTCTGTTTTATTATATTCCAACCTATTTTATCATCTTTGAAATCTTGATTATTTTTAATTTCTTGTATTTCTATAACTTCCTTTATATCCTCTTTTATTTCTCTAACAATTTGTATTTCTTTTCCTCCCTCTCTTATTTCTTTATTTTCATGTATAATATTATCAGATTCCGATTCGTCAGAAGAATCAGAATCCCCTTTTTTTAATAAACTAAAAGGATTAATTGATTTTAATTTTTTTAATTCATCTACTTTATTATATTTATTATTCATATTATTTAATTCATTATGTATAACTGTTCTTCTCATTTCAATAGTATAAATATCAATTTTTATCTTTAAATAGTTTACTAATATTTTATCTATTTAATATAAAAATTCCAATAAACCCAGCTATTTGAATATCTTCATTAGGACATGACATTAAATTTGTTTCTATATCTTTCAGATTTTTTAAAATGTTAATTACACTTTTTTCTAATATTGAATCATTTTCTAAAAATTTTTTTAATAGATATGAATGTATTTCTGTTATAATTTCTAATAAATAATATCCATTATCCTTTTTTATATTAGTAATTTTTTTTATTGCATCTGATAATTTATCTTTTGTTAAAATTTTATATATTTCTTCTATATCTTTTAATTTGGGATATCCTATACATATTGATACATTTTCAGAATTTACGATAGGATATGCCATACTAGTTGATTGTAAATAATTTAGTACTTTTCTCATATCACCCTTAGCTATTTTTATTATAGTATTAATTCCATCTTCTGTTACCTTAATTTTTTCGCAGTTTGCGACATATTTTATTCTTTCTTTAATATCATTATCACATAAATATCCAAATCTAAAAGTTGTACATCTAGATTGTATTGCTGGATCTATATTTTTTACATTATTACACAAAAGACAAAATCTAGCATTTAAAATATTATCTTCAATTAATCTTCTTAACATTGATTGTGCATCTGCTGTCATAGAATCAGCTTCATCCAATATTACTAATTTAAAAATATCATCTACCATCCCTGAAAAATAACTTTTACTTGATATAAAATCTTTAACTTTATTTCTTATTATTTCTATACCTCTTTCTTCTGATGCATTTATTTCTAAAACCATAAGATCAAAATTATCATCATAAATCTCTCTTGCACATGCTGTTATAGTTGATGTTTTTCCTGTTCCAGATGGTCCATAAAATAACATATGTGGTATAAATTTATTTTTTGTAAATTGTTTAATACTATCAATTATATGTTTATTTGATATAATATCATCTAATTTCTGAGGCCTATATTTTTCTATCCAAGGTAAAGTTTCCATTTATTAATCCTAACCTAATCTATTCTATTCTATTCTATGTATAATAACTACTATTTATATGTTTATTTTTCATTATTTTTCTTTCAATATAATATATAAATGAATCAACTTTTTGATATATTACCAAATAGGATTATAATTCAAGATCTAATTACATATTATAGTAAACAGGCTTATTATTCAGTATTTGCCATAACAAAAATTAAAAATATGAATTCTGATAATTATATTGGATGGGGATTATTATTGTCAAATTTAATTATTAGTAAAACTATAAAAAATATTTATTTATTAGAAAAACTATTGCCATATATAAATTTTCAATATGATAAAGTATTTTTTGAAGTTCATAATAAATTTGGATTATCTAGAACTATTTGCACTAAAATTACCCCTTTAGAAATTTTAGATTATGAAGATAATATGGGGGATGATAAATTTAATGGAAGTTTCGGTTCTAATATGTTATTGGAAATAAAAATAGAATCTGGTGATAAAAATGATATTACTGATATAAAAGATAAAATAATAGGGGTTACAAAAATTAATGATGATGTACTATTATCAGATATTTTAAATGTATATAAAATTAATTATGATAATAATAGTAATCTAAAAATAGAATATTTAGATTTAGATTCTGGTGATGATAATGAAAAAAATATATCAATAATAGATTTAAATGATAAAGGAATATTTGAATTGTTAGAATTTAAATCTACTTGAAAATTTAACCATTATTATAAATTAGAAATTTTTATTTATAAGAAGTGTATTTTTTTAATATAAAAAATTATGTTAAAAAAGTTGAAAAATAAATAGAGGGCATAAAAATAATTAAACATACTTAAAAATTAATTGTATACTGAATATATATCATGGATACGCCTATTTATTATGAAAAACGTTTAAAACAGATTAATAGTATTGATTTTGATATTCTTTCCAATAATGATATTTTAGAAATGAGTGCATTAGGTAAAGATACAGTTGGTATAGACGTTCCTGATCTCTTTGATGGCACTGAACAAAAAAGAGGAGGATTAATTGATCCAAGATTGGGCACAACAGGTAATGATACAGATTGTGCAACATGTGAATATAGCACAACATATTGTCCAGGACATTTTGGACATATGATATTAGCAGAACCTGTTTTACATATTGGATATATTGGATATGTAAAAAAGATACTTGATTGTATCTGTTTAAAATGTTCTAAACTTTTAATTTACAAGAATGAGGGAGACATACAGGATATGTTATTAAATACACAACCAAAAAATAGATTGGCAAAAGTTAGAGAAATAATTAAGAATGTAAAATATTGCCAAAAAGCTAACTTTGGGTGTGGTACTCCAGTAGCTAAAATAAAAGTGGATATTAAGAGAGGAACAAATATGATTAGTATTACAGCTGAAACAGATTTGGAAAATATTAAGGATGAATCTTTACAATTGGATGGAAAGAAAAAATTAAGGCAATTGTTAACTCCTGAAATTATATATGATAGATTAAAAAATATATCTGATGATGATTGTAGAATATTAGGTATGGACCCAATAAGATCAAGACCAGAATCTATGATACATGTTGTATTTCCTGTTCCTCCTGTTTCTATGCGACCTTCCACAAAAGGTGACTATCTAGGTGGATCAACTATGGAGGACGATTTAACCCATATTCTTGCTGATATTGTAAAGGCAAATTATAGAATAAATAAACAAAAAGAAAGCACAAATGAAAATGTTGCAAAATATAGTAAAGATCATGTTCATTTACTACAATATCATGTTGCTTACTATTTTGATAAAGATATGATTAGCAATCCTAAATCAGATCAGAAGGGAAAACAATATAAATCTTTGGCCCCTAGATTGAAGACCAAAGAAGGGAGAATTAGAGGTAAACAATATTGCTTCAAACAGGTGAATGCCTATTAAGTTGATTCAAATACTTAATAGGGGAAACATTGTAATTGAATCCAAGTATAGAATATTACTTGATTAATCACCTAGTCTTATATATGTATATAAGGCGACACTGTCAAATTGCGGGAAAGTCACAAAAATTTGTCGTACTCAAAATAAACTTATGTGTAATGACATGAGAGTTCAAAAATACTTAAAGAAAAATAGATATAAATAATTATATGGAACAGAAAAAAGAAGTTAAACATATAGTTTACAAAATAACTAACATTATAAATGGAAAAATATATATTGGTAAAACAAAAACACACTATGGAGATGGAAAACCTTATGGAATAAAAAATAGATTAAAAAATCACTGTAGAGATGCAAAAAGTAATATAAAAGGTCGAGGATGTCCTATGTTATGTAATGCTATTAGAAAATATGGTGGAGAAAATTTTAGCATTGAAGAGATATTACAATGTAATGAAAATGAAATTGATGATAATGAAATTGAACAAATTGAAAGACATCAATCACGAAATCCTAATATCGGATATAACATTGCATTAGGTGGAAAGGGAAGATCTGTTGTTACTGTATCAGAAGAAATAAGAAAAAAAATTTCAACAGATCCCGATAATATGGGATTCAAAGAAATATATCGTAATAAATTACTTATTGGATATAGAGCTAGAAGAAAAATGAAAGGAATTGAATATGAAAAATGTTTTTCTTCTAGCGAATATACTATTGAAGAAAATAAAAATAAAGCAATTCAATGGTTAGAAAATCTCAAAAATGATAAAATAATAGGGCTAAAAGATTATAAAAAAAATAAATTACCAAAAAATATTTCAGAAATAAAAGAAGATAATAAATGTGTTGGTTATAGAATAAACTTAATGATTAAAGGAAAAAGAATAGATAAAAGTTTTCAAAGCTTGACTATATCATTAGATAAATTACTAAAAGATGCAGAAGATTATTTAAAAAATAAATTAGAAAACCCTGACGAAAAAGATCCGGAAGATTATAATAAAAAAAGTAATTTACCTAAAAATATAGTTAAAGTTATTGAAAAAGGTATTCATATAGGTTATAGAGTTAAGTTAATAAAAAATGGTGTAAGAGTTGTTGATAAAATGTTTCAAAGTAGAACAACACCTTTACCTGAATTATTGGAAAAAGCTATAAATTATAAAAATGAATATTTTGATAAGTATTTAGACAAAGTAAAAATCGACAAATAAATATGGGAAACCATTGTGGGATAATCCGCAGCTAAATAGAAAATGAATAATTTTCTTAAATGTTCAGAGACTAGATGATAGTGGGTATCTTTAAATAGATGCCTAAGGTATAGTCCACCAATAATATAAACCTAAGGCGTTTGCTATGGTTAATTATTGATGAATTTAATGGGAAAACGTGGTAAGTTGCTACGAACAGGTGAATGCCTAATGAATTGATTCACATATTCATTAGGGAAAACATTGTAAGTGAATCTTTAATATAATCACCTAGTCTTATAATAAATTTTTATAAGGCAATACTATCAAATTGCGGGAAACTTTCATAAATTTATCGTACTCAATGCTTTAGTATAATGACTAAAGAATAGTAATAATCGATAGATAATTGCAAGAAATTGCTATGAAATAATCCGCAGCTAAATGGAAAATATATAATTTTTCTAAATGTTCAGAGACTAGACGGTAGTAGGTATTCTTTAATAGAATGCTTAAGGTATAGTCCAATTTTTGCAAGCCTAAAATATACAGATATTAAAAAAGTATATCATGGAAGCAAAAAAAAATTTCACAGCACGCACAGTCATCACATCGGACCCAACGATAGATAACAATCAATTAGGGGTTCCGGTAAAGATTGCAATGAATTTAACATTTCCTGAGGTTGTAACACCATACAATATAGAATATTTATCAGGACTTGTAAGAAAAGGGAGAGATAACTACCCAGGAGCAAATTTTGTATTTCCAACAAGTTCCAGTATATCTGGCGAACATGTAAGATCTATAGATTTGCGATATAGAAAAGAATATGAATTAAAATATGGTGATATTGTTGAGAGACATTTGAAGGATGGCGATATTGTACTATTAAATCGTCAACCTACTTTGCACAAACAGAGTATGATGGGACATAGAATCAAAGTTATTAATGATCCAAGTCTCTTAACCTTCAGGATGAGTGTGAGTATCACGACCCCCTATAACGCAGATAAATCGATGTTTGCAACAGGCGACTGCCATCTCCGAAGATGGGTTAACAGTGTGATCGCCTAGTCATTAAATAAAATGCATTTAATGGCGACATTATCAAATTGCGGGAAAACCTTCAAACTTTGATGTACTTTTTTTAAAGTGAAAACTTTAAATAAAACTTTGCGTAATGGCAAAGTGATTGTGTTTAATACTTAAAAAGAAAAATAATACCATAATATTAGAAATGGAAAATTTTGGTATTGTATATATAATGCAAAATATAGTTAACAAAAAGATATATATTGGTCAAACAAGAGAGTTTTATGGAGAAAAAAAATTTGGTATAGCTGGACGCTTAAGAACTCATATTAATGAGGCTTTTGGAAAACAAAATGGTTCATCAAAATTAAATAGTGCTATACGAAAATATGGCAAAGAAAATTTTACAATAAGAGAACTTTTAAGATGTCCTTTAGATAAGTTAGATTATTGGGAGAAGGAATGTATTGCTGACTTTAGATCAAGAAATGATATTATTGGTTACAATATCACAGAGGGTGGTAGAGGTGTAGTTGGTATAAATATTACACATGATATGAGAATCAATATGTCAAATGGTAAGAAAAAGACCAGAATTGTAGAACCACATATTCATGCTATAAAACGAAAAGGAGTTTTAGTTGGATATGGTGCACGATGGATGGATAAATGTATTTCTAAAGAGAAATGGTTTAGTTCAACAAAAAATACACCTGAAAAAAATCTACAATTAACAAAGGAATGGTTAAAAAATTGGTCTGAAAATAAAGTCGATAATACAACTCATCATAATAGAGAATCTAATTTACCAAATAATATAATAATCAAAAAAGATAATAATGATAATATTATTGGATATACAGCAGTTTTTAAGAATAATAAAATAAGTTATTCAAAATGTTTTATGTCCAGTAAATTAACGTTAGAAGAAAAATTAGAAAAGGCAAAAGAATGGGTTAAAAAATATAATGAAGGAAAAATAGATCTTTCAAAAGATAAAAATTTTAACAACCCAAATGCTCCTAAAAATATGTATCCAAAATACTCAAGAAGTAATAAAGAATTAATTGGATATCAAATTCAATTAAAAAAAGATGGGATACGATACAATAAATCTTTTTGTGATCCTGATATATCTTTAGAAGATAACTATGATAATGCATTAGAATATAGAAAAGAAATATTAAACACAAAGTAATAATCATCAAAAAAGCTAATAATTAGCAGAAGACAATCCGCAGTCAAGATTCATATTATAATATGAATAAGATTCAGAGACTATAAGGTAATGGGTTAGTATAGACTAGCTTAAGATATAGTCCAAGCCAACTGGAGACAGTTTTATTGAGTAGTATCAATAACTACAATGACCCCATTAGTAAATGAGTGGGAGATGTAGGGTATCACCTGTTTGACGGTGACGAGATAAAATATTTGTCTCAGTATGTATAAAAGTACATGCTAGTCTATTAATGAATAGGCAACACATTCAAATTGCTGGAAACTCCTAAAACCTTTATTACTAAACATTATATATGTGGCTATAGGGAAACTTATAGGTATAGTAAAAATATAAAGGATATATGGACAATCAGCATCCGAGCTATTTAAGAATATTAAATAGAAGGTTCAGAGACTAGATGTTTGTGGGATGATTAATTATCATCTTAAGATATAGTCCACTCCCATCCAAAAGGATGATATAGAGTAGTATCTATATAAATAATGATTATAGAAGGAAATGTCTATATGAATTTGGTATGGAAAGAATTTATACTTTACAATTTAAAAATTAGTGCAGTGTTCATTCTTTTTAGGGAATATTTTTATACCTCAGTCAATCCAATCTCAGATTGAGCTTGAGGAGATAGCCGACGTAAAACTACAAATCATATCGCCGTCCACATCACGTACTACAGTCGGTATAGTACAGGACGGATTATTAGGAGCATACACATTAACATCGCCAGCAACAAGAATAGATTGGAGAAGTGCGATGAATATAATATCATATACATCTTTAGATGATTTTTCATCATTCAAGAAAGATAAAGAATATACAGGACATGAAATATTTTCTTTAATTATACCCCCGGGTATAAATATTAGTAAAGGATCATTACAATTGAAAAATGGTATATTAGAATCTGGTAGATTAAATAAAGATATTTTAGGCTCAAAGAAGAAAAATGCCATTCATCAAATGATTTGGGATGAATATGGTGCGGAAGAAACAAAAGAATTTATAGATGATACACAAAGATTAATAAATAACTATAATTTACATAGAGGATTTACAGTAGGATATGGTGATGCCATAATAAGTAATGAAATAAAAGATCAGATTACTAAATTATTCAAATCAAAAGAACAAATAGTAAACCATATGATTACAGAAATCGAAAACAATCCAGATTTAATGGAAAAAGAAATATTCGAATTTAAACTTTTCCAAGAATTATATATTATACGTGAAGATGTTTCCACTTTACTAATGAATAATTTAGATTCAGAAAACAACTTTAATATTATGATTACATCAGGGTCTAAAGGAAGTGTTGAAAATATGGGTCAGATATGTGGATGTTTAGGGTTGGTTGCTGCTGAAAATAATTTATTCCCTATGATATATAATAATAGAACATTCGCATATTATCATAGAAATGATGATAGAGGGGAATCAAGAGGATTAATAAGCAAATCTTTTATTGCCGGATTAGAATTTCCAAATTTTATAATACACTTACAATCCAGTAGAGAAGGTCTAATTGATCAGGCCATAAAAACCGCAAATTCTGGATATGCACAACGTAAGTTAGTTAAATCGATGGAAGATGTAATGGTTAAATATGATGGTACTGTAAGAACAGCAAATGATACATTATTACAACCTATTTATGGTGATTCAGGTGCAGATACAACAAAACAATATGAATATACAATCAAATTTATTGAAATGAGTAATAAGGATTTAGAAAACAAACATAAATTTACATCAGAAGAATTAAAAGATTTGAAGGATTATAAAGAAAAAGATAATAATTCGGTATATGAATTAATTAAATTTATGAGAGATGATTTAAGAATAGGTATGATAAAAGCAAAAGCAAATTTTGTAACAAAAACAGATAATTTTATGATTCCTGTTAACATATCACGTATATTAGGTAATAAATTATATAATAAAAAATTAGAAGAAGGTGAAAAAGTTACAGCAAGATATGTATTAGATAAATTAGAATCTATACTTGATAATGAAATTACAACTCTAATGTGTATGACACAAAAAGTTAAAAATAATAAAAAGTCTTTGAAAAATAGAGATGAATTAGTAGGAAAGACTCTATTCAAATGTGCATTATATGATGCTCTATCTCCAAAGAAATGTATAGTTGAATATAAATTAAGTAAGAAACAATTTGACTCTATTATAACAGAAATAGTAGGAGATTTCAATAAGAATATTGTACAACCTGGTGAAATGGTTGGATTGATAGGTGCGCAGGCTATGGGAGAACCTCTTAACAGTGTAGGAGGTAAAAACGAGTTACCGTTAATAGCGGATAAATAATATCGTTAGTAAAAGTTAAAAACTTTTGCGAGATAGTGATATACGGGAAAGTCTTGAAGCTTTAAGTACTAAAAATAGTATTGAAAAATATTATTTGGCCGAGGTAATACCCCTGGATATAGTAAAAATCTTAAAGTTAATATAATTTTATATTAATAGAGACAATCCGTAGGCGACAATCTAATATCGTTATAGTAAGATTATGATTATCGCCTCAGAGACTACGTTGCTATCGATCGGTTATGATGAACTAACTATTCTGAACCGGTTTAAGGTATAGTCCATTCCCCATATAATATGGTTATCGAGTAGTATCGATAAATGTTATGATTCTAGTAGGAAATGACTGGATGAACATGGTATAAAAAGAACACAAATGACATTAAACGCTTTCCACTCTTCAGGTCTTGGTGCAATGAGTACAGTTACACAGGGTATCCCACGTATTACAGAATTAATGAGTGTAAGTAAAAATTTAAAGACACCACAATTGATTATAAGACTAACAGATGAATACAAACAGAGCAAAGAGATGGCACACAAGATAGCGTCACATATTAAATATACAACAATAGGAGACATAAGAGGAAGAATAAATGTATATTATGATCCAAAACCAATGGAAAAAGGAGGATTTATGGAACAGGACAATATTAAAGAGGCATTCTTTAACAAAAAATCAACAAAGAATAGTTGCCAAAGTGACATTACAAATTTACCATGGTTGATGAGAATAGAAATAGATAGAGAAAAGATGTCTGAAAAAGAGGTATCTCTATTAGAAATAAAGAGCAAAATCTGTAACTGGTGGGAAAATAGAATTAACAATTATAAGAGTATGAAAAAGGAGGAAAGAAAAGTTATTAATAAAATAGTATCATTGGGTATATTAAGTAATACAGATAATGACAAACAACCAACTATACATATTAGATTCAATGTAAAGGACAATGAAAAAGACAAATTTGATTTGGAAACTATAAATCATTTCATTGAATACATAATAGATATTTTCAAATTGAAAGGTATGGATGGTATTGACAAGATAGCTCGTATTTATGAAGAAAGAATGATTAAATTTGATAAAGAAACAGGAGAAAGTAAAGTTGACAAAGAACATATTATATTAACATCTGGTGTAAATATGCAAGATATAAGATATATTATTGGTATAGATATAGTTAATACAATTTCAAATGATATTGTCAAGGTATATAATACATTTGGTATAGAAATAGCACGTATGAGATTATTCAGAGAAATATCACTTGCATATGAAAGAGCTGGACATTCAATTAACTTTCAAAACTTATCTGTTTTGATTGATATAATGACAAGCAATGGAACATTAATGTCAGTAGACAGACATGGTATGACAAAATCAGAAAATGATCCATTGTCAAGAGCGTCATTTGAAAAATCTGTAGAACAATTATTGACAGCTGCATTCTTCGGAGAAACAGATAATATGAAAGGTATATCATCAAGAGTTATGGCAGGTATGGTAATAAAAGGAGGTACTGGTTTACCTAATATTGTATTAGATACAAATATAATTCAAAAATCAGAATATACAGGAGAAAACAAATACAGTACATCATATGCAGAGATAGCATCATCAAATATAGCAGCAGATATAATGAAGAAAGATGAATATGATGATGTATTTATGCCTATTTAATTTTTTTATAAAATTGAAATATTAAATATTAATTAATTAATAAATAAATAATTAATTAATAAATAAATAATTAATTAATTAATTAATTAATTAATTAATTAAAATAAATGTCATACATATCATATTTATTATCATATTTCTTTAAAAATAGTTTAAAATCAGATGAAAAAGTATTAAAGTTCCAAATTAAACAATAAAATAATGCATGATATAATTTCTGACCATTCCGATAAATATATAGATAAAGAATTATCAGAATCTTTAACAAAAGAAAACATAATAAAATTTATTAATGATAATCAATTAAATCTTCATCCATCTGTTATTGAATCAAAAGATATTATTAAAAGAATTTTATCAAAATTAGACATAGAAGATTTTTATAATTTAAAAAGTATTTATATATATGATAAAACACAAGGATATTTAACATTATCTTCTATTAATAATCAAAATGGTTATATACTATCTATTAATATAGGAATATATATATATATCAAAAAATTGATAAAATAACAACAAGGGTATAAATATATATAATAATATACAAATATATTAATTAATGTCAATATTTATACTATCAGATTTAAAAAAGATGGGATATACTAATGTGTATGAAGAAGATCCAAATGGAACAAAAAAAATGAGTAATATTACTGGAAAAATATATATATTGAATACAAAGAATAGTTTTGGTAAATTAACAATTACCATTGACATGACAAAATCAGAAGAAAATATTATAAAAAAAATAGATGAATTAAATAATTTTTTAAAAATATATACAAATAATAAAAATATAATATTAACAACTGATTTTTATAAGAAAATAAATGATACTACTCTTGAAATAATATGTAGATATGGTAATGAAAATATAAATTTACAAAAGCCTTATAAAATCCCAATAAATGATATTATAGGATTCAAAAATTATGAAGCATTTATTACATTAAATGTTGGATTATATTTATTTGAACATACTAGTCCACAAAATGGATTATCAAGATGTAAAATAATATCAATGACAATACCATATAATCAAATTATATATAATAAATATATGATAAATGAGAATCTTAAAAAAATAGAAATAATAAATGAAAATAAACAACTGGAAAATAATAATCATCAATTTAAAAAAAAATCAGACTTGACAAATCAAATATTAGATATTATTAGAAATAATAAATAATATGTTGTATAAAAATATAAACTACATGGCTTTTAATTTATCAACAGCAGTTCTATTTGCTCTATTACGTAATTCTTCCAAAGATGATTTTGAAATAGTAGACATATCATGATCAGAAACAAAAAATGAAATATCAGGTTCTTTACTAATAGCTTGATCATAGTAAAATTTAATTTTTGATAATTCTGGTATTTTTCCCTTTTTATTAAAATTATATTTTGATAAATATGTCATATTACCTTTTAATTTTACTAATTCGTCTATTTTTCGTATTTCATTATTTGTTAATTTTGGACCCATTGTGATAATCGAATGATCTGAATCATTTGGAATATAACAATCTATTACTGGTAATCTAAAAGGATAACATTCTATATATGATCCTCTGCTAACAATTTTCATATCATCACCTGCTCCAACACATGCATCATAATATCCTTGAAACGTTCCACCTGCTTCATCTGTTTCTGATTTCCATAACATTCTCAATTTATTTTTGTAAATTAAATAACATAAAGAATGAGGATCAAACCAGAAAGATCCATACGGGTCTTTAATATCTCTTCTTTCACCAGTATAAGGATCCCATTCGAAAGGAAATTCAAATCCTGTTTCTGGTGAAACTACTTCTAAAGTTACAGGATCCATTTTTCTCTCTCTAAGAGATCTATAATATTCCATGGTCATACTATCATATTCAATTGTTTTTCTATCTTTTACATATTTTGATTTACTTGTTATAATAGGTGGAACATCTGATGAAAAATCACAAAGATCACAAAGATCAGATATATCAAAATCTAAGTCCATTTTATTATAATATATTAATAATAATATTTGTTTAAATACTATAAAACGCTGAAATATTGGATTTCAATTTTTTTTGGATATAGGGATTGTTTTTAATATTCCCTATTTTTACAGATTTAAATTAAACAGTAAAATAAGTAGAAAAAATTGTGCGTTTATTTTAATAAAAAAAGTTGAATTATAAACTATTTAAAAATAAACCTTTTAATACATAATAAGGAATTAAAATAGAATGCCAGGCAAACAGGAATCAACAGTTGAAGCTAAAAAACCATTGTTATTCAAGACAGAACATGATAAATTCAAATTAACAAAATTTTATTTGGATCCAATAAATGATACATTATCATCTAAATCACAATGGAATGCAATGCCACGTTATGAATATGATAATGTAAAAGGAAAAAATGATTTAAAAAATGAGAGAAATGGACAAAATTTTGCATTAGGTACAGGTGCAATTAAATTATCAAAAGGAGGTATTCCAAAAATACATCCTGAATTTCGTAAGACAGATAATGATAGATGTTTTTTCTGGTTTGGATTAGATGAAAAACAAAAACCTTCTCAAAAAGTATTCGATATATTAAAGGATATTGATGAATACTTTGAAGAAGAAATTACAAATAAACAAAATGAAAATGCAGTTCTTAAACAAATGAAAGATGGTGTTGCAAAGAAATATGTTCTACAAAAGGGACAGAAATTTGTATATCAACATATGGTTAAAAGAACTGAAGATATGAATGCTCCAAATGGTAATGATGAAGATGAAAATAATGAAGATAATAATAAAGAAAATGTAGGAAAAACATCTAAATTTGAACCATATGATAGAGTAAGAGTTAGATTTAATACAGTTTATGAAGGAGATAAGGCACCAGATGCACCAAGAAAAATTAATACAAGTTTATTCATCGGTAAGAATGCTCACCCATTACCTGTATCATCAGTATCAGAATTCGAAAAATATCTTGAATGGAATTCGACATCACATTTTGTATTAATGATAAATAAATTTTGGGTTGCAAGAGCAGCTAAACCATCCGGAAAAGATAAAATTGTAGAATGTGGTTTTACAATGAAATGCACACAAATAGTTCTAGTTGATAGACCAGAACACTCAAAAGGTCAATCACAATCAGAAGCATTTAGTATGAATGTATTTGCAGATGATTTAGATGATGACAAACTTAAAAATGCAGATGATAATACTAATGTTGTAGAAGATAAACAGGATAGTATTAATAGTAATAAAAAAGAAAAAGATGATGATGACGATGATGGTGACGATGATGATGACGATGATGATGATGATGATGATGAAGACGATGATGAAGATGACGATGAAGATGATAAAAATAAAAAAGTATCAAAAAATGCGGAACCTGAAAAAAAAGTAAAGAAACAATCCACACCACCAGAAGATAATGAAGAAAATAATGAAGACGAATCAGATGAATCTTCAGAAGACACTGAAGAGGAAAAACCAGTAGCTAAAAATACAAAAGGTAAGAGTAATAAAAAACAAGATGATGATGAAAATGAAGAAAAACCAGCAGCTAAAAATACAAAAGGTAAGAGTAATAAAAAACAAGATGATGATGATGAAGATGATGAACCAAAAAAGGTACAAAAGAAATCAACACCACAAGCAAAAGAAAAAAAAGCAAAAAGTAGTAAATAGATAAAGACTATTTCGTTTTAAATTCTTAAATAATTATTTTTTTTATTTTTAATTCGTTTGAATAATCTAATTTTATATATAGATATATGACATTAGGAAATAGATGAGTAATTTAATAAAAAGTATAGATAGTATAAGTTTAGGAAATTTAAATTTATTAGAACCCGAAGTTGATAAAAATGAAATAACATGTTATTTAAGTTATGGTACAGAAAGTGAACCAATTTTATTTCAACTTGAAGATTTAAATGTTATATCTTATAAAAACAATAATATAACATTAAATTTAAAGGATAAAAATAATATAAGAAATTTTTTCAATGAGATAGATGAAAGTATTGTTAAATTATTAAAAGATACAGGAGTATTAAAAATATTTAATATAAAGGGAATAACATATAAATCTTTATTAAATGAAGTTGAAGATAAAATAGCACCATATGATGTATTAAGAGTAAAAATATTAGATGATGGAACTAATTTATTTGATCAACAGAAAAATACAATACAATTAATAAATTTAGAAAAAATATTTACAAAGGGATCATCAGTAAAATCTATATTGAGATTAGATTCTGTAATAATAAATAAAGAATTAAAAACAATATCTCCAACTTTAATATTATTACAAGGAAGAGTTAAAAAAAATAAATTACCAAAACCAATAAAGATTGTTTTACAAGAATATTCAATAATTGATACAGAAGATGAAAAAAAATCTGAAAAAATTGAGTCGCATAAAATAAATTTGGAAAATTATTTAATACCTGAAAAAAATAATATTGATGATGAGGATTCAGAATCAATATATGAAGATTCTGATGATGAAACTTCCGAATCTGAAGAATTATCAATAAAACCTGATTCTTCTAGTGAAGAAAAACCAAAAGGAAAACAATTTAAAAAACCAACAAAGGGAAAAAAATAGATTTTTAAATCTATTTCACTAGTAAAAAAGATTGAAGAGTCTAAATTAAACAATCCCTATATAATTATTATTAAAAATTTAAATTTTATTTCTTCTTTTTATTTATTATTTTATTTAATTCTTCTTTTTCTCTTTCCATTTTTGCTTTTACTCTAGGATCATTTAAAAAATCCTCTGTATCTTCCGATGATTCTATATATTTTTTTGAATCTTCTATCTTCTTTTGTTTTATTTTATCAAATATTGTATTATTTTCTATTACTGGTGGTTTATATTCTATCTCATTTTGTTTTTTAATATTTTCTAATTTCTTTTGTATTTTTGTTTTATCCTTTTCTATGTCTCTATCTAAAAAAAACATTGGCGCTAATACTCGTATTATCTGATTTTTTATTGATTGTCTATTTCTAAAATCTTTTATTAAATTCTCTGCAATTTTTAATATTGGTATTTTGCTCATATAATAATCACTATCCTTTTTTATTGTACTATGTAAATATTTATCTTCCATATATTTTTTATATTTTGTTATTATGTTATATAACTCATTTAATAATGGATCAATTATAGATTCCTTAATTATAAGACCTTTCTTATCATATACCCATTCATCTTTCTGATTGAGTGTACTTCTAACTATATAAATTAATCTTGAAATATCTGATGCCCAAAATGTTTGTTCTGCTGGATCATCCTTTCGATAGGCCTTAAAAACAATACTACAAATATAATTAGCAAAATCCTTTCTTTCATATATATGTAATAATCTTTCAGCAATATATTCATCAGCAAAATCAGGTCTTTTATCTATCCAATATTTAATTTGTTTATCACTCTTAACATCTGTTACAACATATTCAGCATCTTTGGGTAAAGAAGGCATTTTAGGAGTTTTATTATAACAAACTGATACAAAAGTTAAAGCATTCATTTTACCTTCAGAATAAGCGTGTTTGACTGATTCTAAGTTGTTTTTTTGTATTAAATCAATCTGTTCATCCTTTGTTTTAAGAAGTTGATTTGTATGTTTTGTTTTTTCTTTATTTTTTTCCTTTAATAATTTTTTTTCTATTTCATTTTTTTCTTTTAAAAATTGTACTTCTTGTTTCAATAATAAAACTTCTACTTTAGGATCATGTATTATATCATCATTTATTTCTATTTTTTTATTTGTACATGATTTTTTATGTCTATATAATCCACTTGCAAAACTAAATGCTCTATCACAATTATCACAGTTAAATATTTTTTTATCTTTATTTTTAATATGAGTTTTTGTATTTAAATGTCTATTATAATTAGCAATAAAATCAGTATCATAAATACACCATTTACAATTATATTTCATCTATTATAATATAACTATAGTATAAAAAAATATCTTTTAAACGCATTTGAAAAATGGTATATATAATTCTTGTCACATGTTATACTTTATATATTCGTTGTATTATGAAAATATATATATTAAAGTATACCATGTGACAAGAATTATATATTGTATCATAATTTAGAATAATGATACTTGTTATATGATATACTAAAAAAAAAATAAAGTATATCATATAACAAGTATCATTATTCTAAAATTTTATATAATAGTAAGTTGTATATTTGTTACATTTAAATATCAATAAAGAATACCATGTAACAAGATCTAAAAAATGATATATATATTATTCTTGTCACGTGGTATTCTTTTTTTATTATTTTTACGTATATAAAGTATACCATATGACAAGAATTATATGAATTCATGATTTTAATAATTTTAAGTTCTTGTCATATGGTATACTTTTTAAATATTAATGTAATAAGTCTCTTAATTTATTAATCTTATTACTTTTAAAAATATAAATTTTATAAATATTATATTTTTTTTATCTATTTTTTGTGATCAAAAGTTAATATATAGTCTATTTAAAGTGATCACAAAAATAGTAGTAAAAAAAGTTTCTAATATTTTCAAGATTCAACACACAAATTCCTGTGTGTTTCTCTCACGGATTTCTTGACTTTTTTTTTATTACTATTTTTGTGATCACTTTAATATCACTATTTATATATATATATTACTTTTTCTTATATAATTTATAATAAACTATAAATAATTCTAATAAAAATATAATATTATTATAAAACATTAAATATCTCTAATAAAATTAATAATTAAAAACTATAACTTCAATTATCTCTAATAAAAATAAAAAACTATAACTTTAATTATATCTATTAAAACTATAACTGTAATTATCTCTATTAAAAACTATAATAAAAAATATAAACATTAATTATCTCTATTAATTATCTCTATTAAAAAATATAAACATTAATTATCTCTATTAAAAACTATAACTTTAATTATATCTATTAAAAACTATAACTTTAATTATCTCTATTAAAAATAATAACATTCATTATCTTTAATAAAAACTATAAATATATTATCTTTAATAAAAACTATAAATATATTATAAAAACATTCATTATCTCTAATAAAAATAATAACATTCATTATCTTTAATAAAAACTATAAATATATTATAAAAACATTCATTATCTCTATTAAAAATAATAACATTCATTATCTTTAATAAAAATTATAAATATATTATAAAAACATTCATTATCTCTAATAAAAAAAATAACATTCATTATCTTTAATAAAAATTATAAATATATTATAAAACTTTAATTATCTCTATTAAAAATAATAACATTAAATATCTCTAATAAAATAATAACATTCATTATCTTTAATAAAAACTATAAATATATTATAATAACATTCATTATCTCTAATAAAAATAAAAATATTCATTATCTCTAATAATAATATTCATTATCTCTAATAAAAAAAATAACATTCATTATCTCTAATAAAAAAAATAACATTCATTATCTTTAATAAAAATTATAAATATATTATAAAACTTTAATTATCTCTATTAAAAAAAATAACATTCATTATCTCTAATAAAAATAATAACATTCATTATCTTTAATAAAAACTATAAATATATTATAAAAACATTCATTATCTCTAATAAAAAAAAAAATATTCATTATCTCTAATAATAATATTCATTATCTCTAATAAAAAAATAATATTCATTATCTTTAATAAAAACTATAAATACATTATAAAACATTAAACATCCTTAATAAAAATAATATTTATTAAATATAAAATAACTATTAATAATAAAAATTAATCAAATGATATTATAAGTTCTACTTGATCATTTCTAACATCAACTGTTTTTGTAGTAGAAAGTTTAACTACATTTTTATCTTTTAATTTCCTTTTATCTTTTCTATCCTTCTTCTTTTTATCTTCATTTGAATTACTCATTTCTTTATTTATTTGTGCTAAATTTTTTTCAACATAAATTAATATACCATTTGTTATAGACCATTTAAAGAAGTTTAATTGAGCTAAAGTTGTTGTTACTTTTTTTTCTTTATCATTTTTATCATAATAATAATTAAATTTTCTAGGTTCTGCTCTTTTAAATGGATCAAATTGTCTTTTTTTAAAAGATCTTAATTGAGCCTTATAGCTAATATGAACATCAAAAGTTTGTTTTTCTCCACCTATTTCAATACCTATAGTTTTTTTTGAATATTTTGTTATAAACCAATCTAAAAGTCTAAGTGATATAGGTTCACTTTTGGTTATTATTGTTACCATTTTTTCTATATCTTCTTTTTTACATTGTTTAAAAAAATTATTTATCATTTTATAAAACATTAATTCTTTTTTTGATTTAAAAAATAAATTCATATCAAAATCATATTTAGAAATATCAGCTCTTTTTATCTCTTCGTTTTCTGTTACATAACTTGAATTTGTTAAAATATCATCACTATCATCAGAAGACATAATTGCGTTTTATAATTAATATATAGCTAATTTTGTTTAAGTATCTTCTTAAATAAAATAATTATAATTTAAAATAATTGTAATTTAATATGATCTATATTATTATCAATATAGGGACTGTTTAATTTAGACTCTTCAATCTTTTTCACTAGTGAAAAAGATTTAAAGATTCTAAATTAAATATTCCCTATTTTTACAGATTTAATATTGGTTTTAATACTTTTTTATAAAATAAAAAAGTATTAAAAGTCCAAATTAAACAGTAAAATAGTTAATTAAACCCGATTCAAACAACCATTTAAAAAAATTTAATTGACCAGGTGTTGTTTCAAAAGATATATTAATATCTGTATAAATTATTTTTTCATTTCCAGTTCTAAAAATAGAAAAACCAGATTTTTTTAATATTTTTAATCTATTTAGATAACTTAATTTTAAATTATGAAAAACAATATCATTATTTATATATTTATATATTTATATAAAATTAAATCTATCATTCTTAAAGATATTTGATCATTTCCATTTAAAATTGATACAATTCTATTTAAATCCATCTATTTATAATAATATTTTTATATATAATGGATCTTTAAGTAATAAAAATATTGAATAAAAATATTGAATAAAAATATTGAATAAAAATATTGAATAAAAATATTGAATAAAAATATTGAATAAAAATATTGAATAAAAATATTGAATAAAAATATT